CGCCAAGCGTGCCGGGAGGGGTGGAGGTATGCGGACGAATTGGAACAGGAGCGCGAGCGGCTGACGGCAGCACTGGCCGCGCTGGAGCAGCCGGAGCAGGAGCCGGTGGCGTGGTTGCACAAAGAGACAGGACTTTTGCGACGAGAAATTAGCAGGCCCAAGGGCGCGGACTGGGATTCCAACTATTGGGAACCGCTTTATGCCTCTCCTGCCCCTACTGCTGAAGACATTGCTCAGAAGTGGGACTTGCTGCAATCGGTTGAATGCATGCTTAGGAATGGGGAATGGTATCAGGCTCAAGAACGCGCTGACGCACTCCGCGATGCATTATCGCAACCAGAACGCGCCGCGCTGGCAGACCAACCCCAGACCAAACACTGGCAAGGCTGCGAGGAGGTGCATCCTGAGTGCGCGATTGCCGAGGTCGAGCGGCTGCGGCGTGGCAAGAAGGCGATTGCCGACTACGTCAAAGAGCAGTACCCCGACCGCGAGGCGCTCAAGACACCAACCAAGTCTTGGGGCGAACTGGAGAAGAAGTACCAAGCGGGCTGCGACCACTGCAATCATCCGCAGTATTGCGGCATCCGCTGCTCCGTCTGTGGACGCTGGACTCAAAAAAAATGAACGACTGGCTCGCGAAGATTTACAAGCCTTGCGTTGAAAAGTGCGGTCAGTGCAAACAATGCAGGCAGTTTGAAGAAATAGCCCGTCAAATTGATTTAAACAAGCGGTCTTATTACGACAGACGCCGAGACTCAGAAATCAAAAGGGGAAGAGATGAATAGAATCAGGTATTGCTGCGATGAACAATGCCTTCAGGGCAGGAATTGCCCAGAGAGAAATAAACCAATCCCAGATTGGGTAGATGGGTTTGTTATAGGCATCTGCATATCTGCCCTGATTGTGCTTGTTGTTTTTGTATTGGTGCGACATGAGTTACATGGATAAGGTTGTAATCATCATTTTGGTTATCGCGGTCTTAATCACATTGAGTTTTGCTAAGGTGCAATCAAAAGAAAATTGCAGTGTTTCTGAATTTGGCCCAGACACACCAGCCCATGTAAAGCAAAAATGTCGGGGCACCTCGGGTGAGAAAATTTAATTCGTGGCATCTTGTGCTTGACTCTTTGTCTGTCCCAAAAACGGCAAACGATGTGGCACAAACAGTGTTCTTGGACAAGAAAACAATCTCAAGAATACTGAAAGATATGCACATTGAAGGCCTTGTGCATATCGTTGACTGGATTCACAAAAAGCCGCAGGGTCTTCATGTTCCCCTTTATGCATATGGCCCCGGAAAATCAGTGCCAAGGCCAAAAGCAATCAGCAGCGCCGAAAAGACACGCGCATACAGATCAAGACTGACGGCAGGCCAGAAATCGTCAATCCTCCAAAAAAGAAGGATTGCAAGGCCCGATGTCGCAGCCTTTTGGATTGTGAATAAATAATGCGCAAAAGAAGCAAATACCGGCCAAGGCCAATACTTTCAAATCCAATTGGATACGTCCTTGAGGGGATGGAGCCAGTTAGATCAAGAACGGAACACATCAATAAATTAAAAATCGTCAATCACATGGCACTTGTAAACCTTACACAAGGCAAGGCAGTGCGAGGCGATATCAATTCTTTAATCAACATGGTCAATCTTGTTGAGGCCATGCACAGGCTCGGCTTCGGCAGGGAATACTCAAAGGAGGTGAAAGATGGCTTGGACGCCCTTTACGCAGTCAGCGTAAGAGGCAAAGACAGCAATCGGTTTATTTTGAAGGCAACGGAAATGTCAGCCCTCAACGCAGTCAGCGAACTGCACGACGCACAACTCGATGCGATAACCATCAAAGAGTTGGACATGGCGATTGATCTTGTCGATTCCGAGATTCGCCACAAAAAAGCCCGAGTCATATCGATGGCTTAAAGCATTTAAACGCTGAGTCTTTGAGAGCAGACCGTTTAAACATCCAATCAAACAACGATCAAAAAATGGCCCAATCCCGTATTTACATCGTCGGCACACCCAATGGACTTCGCCTGATCAGGGCCGCTGTTCGGCAGCAGGCACTCACCCATGCGGCAAATTCCATGTTTACAGTTCGGGTTGCTTCTCAGGATGATCTTGTAAACGCCTTGTCGGATGGCGTGAAGATTGAGAATTACAAAGCGCCGGATCAGCCAGACCTCGAATTAGAATGATTAACGTGCTGGCATGGCTCAACGGCAGAGCAACCGCTTTGTAAGCGGTAGGTTGCGGGTTCGACTCCTGCTGCCAGCACCACTTGCGCGAACGATTGTTCGTGTTTAAACTCCGCTTATTGTTTGAAAGCGGAGTGGAAGTGACAGAGCGCCAACGACTGGTTCTGGAGTTTATACAGGCCTACATCAAGATTAAGGGGTTTGCGCCCTCAATGCAGGACGTAGCCGTTGGCTTGGGCCTGAAGTCACGCTCCAATATCCACAGAATTGTTCATGATCTTGAGAATATGGGTCTGCTTGTGACGACCCCGAATAAGGTCAGGACAATGAAATTGCGGGATCGCTCGGTCGAGAAGATGCTCGCACTATGAATAATCTTCTGACCCGAGAAGAAATTAAGGAATATGTTGAACTTCTGGACATTTTGTCCGAAGGATCGCCGGAAATAGAAAAAATTCACGCTCTGTTGCAGGCTGACAAGCGTGAACGATGCAGGCAGAACTTCATGCCGTTCGTGCGGCAGATGTGGTCTGCGTTTATCCCCGGGAAGCACCACCAAATCATGGCAGATGCCTTTGAAAGAGTGGCCCGAGGTGAGTTAAAACGACTGATCATCAATATGCCTCCCCGGCACACGAAGTCTGAGTTCGCCTCTTACCTGTTTCCGTCTTGGTTTCTTGGCCTTTACCCTGAAAAAAAGGTCATTCAGACTGCGCACACCGCTGAATTGGCCGTCGGTTTTGGCAGGAAAGTCCGTAATCTGGTTGGTTCTGAGGATTACCAAGGTGTTTTTCAGACCAAAATGTCCGCTGATTCAAAGGCAGCAGGCCGCTGGAACACCTCAAAAGGTGGCGATTACTTCGCAATTGGTGTTGGCGGGGCGGTGACTGGTAAAGGCGCTGACCTTCTCATCATTGATGACCCCCATTCGGAACAAGAGGCGATGCAGGGCAATCCTGCCGTCTACGACCGGGTATATGAGTGGTATTCGTCTGGCCCACGCCAGCGTTTGCAGCCCGGTGGCTCAATCGTTATTGTGATGACCCGCTGGTCAAAGCGAGACCTGACCGGACAAATCCTGAACGCAGCGGCAAAGAAGGATCTGGAGGATTGGGAGGTCATTGAACTGCCCGCCCTTCTCCCATCCGGCAAGCCCCTGTGGAGTGAATTTTGGCGTCAGGAGGAACTCGACGCCATCAAGGCAGAACTGCCCGTTGGTAAGTGGGAAGCCCAGTACCAACAGAACCCAACTTCCGAAGAAGGCGCGATTATCAAGCGAGAAATGTGGAAGATTTGGGAGGGCGAGCGCCCGCCGCAGGTTGATTACATCATCCAGTCTTGGGACACGGCGTTTGAGAAAAACAACAGGGCGGACTACTCCGCCTGTACGACATGGGGCGTTTTTTACAGGGACATTGACGGCTCTGAGGTCGCAAACATCATTGTTCTTGATGCGTTTAAAGAGCGCATGGAGTTCCCTGAACTCAAAAAAACGGCAATGGAATTTTTTAAGGAGTGGAACCCAGACACCCTGATCGTGGAGAAGAAGGCCGCTGGAGCGCCGCTGATTTATGAGATGCGAAGGATGGGCATCCCAATTTCAGAGTACACGCCAAGCAAAGGGTCGGATAAGATTGCCCGTGCAAACGCCATATCCGATCTTTTTGCGTCCGGAATGGTTTGGAGGCCCGAGACTCGTTGGGCAGATGAACTGGTCGAAGAACTCGCCTCGTTCCCAAACGGCGACCACGATGACTTGGTGGACTCAACAACCCAAGCGTTGCTTCGCTTCAGGCAGGGCGGCTTTATTCGACTGGATTCAGACGAAGTCGAAGGTTCTTTTATGCCCCGTAAGGCGGCATATTACTAAGGGTTGTCATGGAAAAATCACTGTATTCGATGCCTGTTGGGCTTGAAATTGAAGCCGAAGCACTCCCCGATTTGTCGATTGAAATTGATCTTGAGGATGGCGATGAGCCTGCGGTTGAGATCGAAGTAAATCTACCGTCTTTCGATGAAAACCTTGCCGAAGACCTGTCGGAAGGCGAACTTCAACTCATCTCCGAAGAGTTGATGCAGTTTATTGATGATGACCTTGCGTCCCGCAAAGAATGGGAGCGCACCTATAAGGACGGTCTGGATCTTCTGGGTCTGAAAATTGATGAGCGCACCGAGCCTTGGGATGGTGCTTGCGGCGTTTACCACCCAATCCTTGCGGAGTCAGTGGTCAAGTTTCAGTCAGAGACCATTCTTGAGACATTCCCGGCGTCCGGCCCGGTCAAGACAAAAATCATCGGCAAGGTGACACGCGAAAAAGAAGAGGCCGCTGCGCGTGTGCAGGACGACATGAACTACGAACTCACCGAGGTGATGGCTGAGTATCGTAATGAGCATGAGCGCCTACTCTGGAACCTCCCGATCACAGGCTCTGCGTTTAAAAAGGTTTACTTCGATCCCAGCATTAACCGGCAGGTATCGATGTTTATCCCCGCAGAAGACATCATCGTTCCTTACGGTTCATCTGATTTGCAATCCGCGCCGCGAATCGCGCACCGGATGCGAAAAACAGAGAATCAGATCAAAAAATTGCAGGTTGCGGGCTTTTATCGCGACATTGAACTTGCTGCACCGCAGCGTGAAATTTCAGAAATCCAGAAGAAAAAAGATGAAGAGTCAGGCATCAACCTGATTGATGATGACCGGCATCTGCTTTACGAAGTCCATATTGACTACGATCTCCCGGGTCACGAAGACGAAGACGGCATTGCGCTGCCCTACGTCATCACAATTGCATCAAGCGGCGAAGTTCTGTCCATCCGACGCAACTATCTTGAAGACGATGAGACCCGCCAAAAGCGGATGCACTTCACCCACTACATTTACATCCCCGGCTTTGGATTTTACGGCTTTGGCCTGATCCATCTTGTGGGCGGATTTGCCAAGAGCGCGACATCAATCCTGCGGCAACTGGTTGATGCTGGCACGCTGTCGAATCTGCCCGGAGGGTTTAAATCCAAAGACCTGCGAGTCAAGGGCGACGACACGCCGATTGCTCCGGGCGAGTGGCGAGATGTCGATGTGACGGGCATGACAATCAAGGACTCGATTGTCCCCCTGCCGTACAAAGAGCCGAGCGCAACGCTCTTCAATCTCTTGAACGCCATTGTCGAGGAAGGTCGCAAGTTCGCCTCTGTGGCAGACCTGAAGGTTGGCGATATGTCCAACCAAGCGCCCGTGGGCACAACGCTTGCAATTCTTGAGCGTACCCTGAAGGTCATGAGCGCAGTGCAGGCCCGTGTCCATGCGGCCATGAAGCAAGAGTTTAAACTCATTGCCTCCATTGTCCGGGACTACACGCCAGACTCGTATTCTTACGAAGTTGACGCGCCCAAAAAAGCCAAAAAAGCAGATTACGACATTGTGGACATCATTCCGGTGTCCGACCCCAATGCGTCAACAATGGCGCAGCGGGTGGTGCAGTATCAAGCCGCTTTGCAATTGGCCTCTTCAGCGCCCCAGATTTACGATCTGCCGCAACTGCATCGTCAAATGCTTGAGGTTCTCGGCATCAAGAACGTCGCCAAGATCATCCCGATTGAAGATGATCAAAAACCCATGAACCCCGTGACAGAAAACATGGCGGTCATAACGGGCAAGCCGGTCAAAGCGTTCTTGTATCAGGATCATGAAGCGCACATCAAGGTGCATTTAAACGCAATGCAAGACCCGAAGATGCAAAAGATCATCGGGCAAGACCCACGCGCACAGATGATTGGCGCGGCCATGATGGCGCACATCAACGAACACGTTGGGTTCCAATACCGCATTGAAATCGAAAAGATGCTTGGCGTTCCCCTGCCCCCGCCTGATGAGCAACTGCCCGAAGACATTGAGGTGGAACTCTCTAGGGCTGTCGCTGCGGCGTCTGAAAAACTGCTTGCAAAAGACAAGTCCGAGATGTCTCAGCAAGCCGCTCAACAGGCAGCGCAAGACCCTGTATTGCAGCAGCAGATTCGCGAGTTGAACATTCGCGAAGCAGAGGTCATGCGTAAGAAAGAGAAAGATGCGGCAGATATGCAATTGAAGATTGCAGACCTGACCACAAAAGATCAGCGCGAGCGCGAGCGTATTGCTTCGCAGGAGCGTATTGCCGGGGCGCAAATTGGCGCAAAAGTTATGGACAGTGAAAAGTCCATGAGCGCCAAGGAGCGAATTGAGGGACTAAAAGTGGGAGCCAGCATTGGGTCTAAAGGAATACCTCCTCGATGAGATTCGCAAAGAGCAAGGGGCATTGAAGGACAGAATTGCCTTCAATCCCGTTGAGGACTACCACGCCTATCGGGAGGCCGTGGGAGAAATTCGTGCTTTTCAAAGATTGATCAGAGTCATTGAGGATTTGCCTGATGAGTAAACTTGAGTTGCCCGAACCAAAGGGCTATCGAATCTTGATTGCCATTCCCAAAAAGGAAGGGACGTTTAAAGATTCAAACATCGTTATTGCGGAATCCACCCGTCACAAGGAGGAGATCGCATCAATTGTTGGCTTGGTTGTAAAACTCGGCCCACAGGCCTATCAAGACCCGGACAAGTTTCCGGACGGGCCTTGGTGCGAAGAAGGCGACTACATCATCATGCGGTCGTATTCAGGGACACGATTCAAGATCACAACACCCGATGGTGATCAAGAGTTTCGTCTCATTAACGATGACACCGTTGAGGCTGTCATTGCCGATCCACGGGTTCTTACCCGCCTTTAAGGAACTTGTATGTCGAGTAACCCACCGAACGTTGAGATTGAAATTGAAGGTGAAGCCAATGTTGAAATCATTGACGACACCCCGGAACCTGATCGCGGCAAGCCAGAGCCAAAGGGTTCTGTTGAAGTAACAGACGACGAAATCTCGCAGTATTCAGACAACGTCCAGAAGCGGATTCGCCAACTTCGCGCCGTTTATCACGAAGAACGGCGAGAAAAAGAACGTCTTGCCCGAGAGCAGCACGAAGCCCTGACTTATGCCCAAAGAGTGGCAGAACAAAACAGGATGCTTCAGGAGCGCCTTTCTCTGGGTGAGCGTGCGCTTGTAGAAACAAGCAAGGAAAAGCACGAAGCCCTTATCTCTCAGGCAGAGAAAGAATACAAAGAGGCTTATGAGGCTGGCGATACAGAGAGGATTATTGCTGCGCAACGCAAAATCTCTGAGGCCGTTGTTGGTAAGCGGGAGATTGATAATTATCGCCCCCAATATCAAGCCCCTTTACAACAAAAAGAAATTCCGGTAGAAACTCGTCAACAACCCAAAATTGTTCCTGACGAACGCACCCGTCAGTGGGTATCTGAAAACCAATGGTTTGACGAAGACCCAGTTATGAGAGGTGCCGCCTTTGGTATCCACGATCAACTCGTCCAGAGTGGATATGTCGCAGGATCGGACGCCTATTTCGAGCAATTGGATGCTCGCGTTCGGGATTCGTTCCCGCAAAAATTCAGGTCTTCTAAGCCTGCCTCAAATGTTGTCGCTCCTGCATCCAGAAATTCGGCTGGATCTAAAAAGATCACGCTGACTAAGACTCAGGTTGCCATTGCAAGGCGTCTGGGAGTACCTCTGGAGAAATATGCGGAACAAGTCGCAAAGGAGATGACAAATGGTTGATCGCACCCCCCGAGACCAAGAAACTCGCGAAACAGGGCTAAGGAAAAGGGCTTGGACACCACCCTCCTTGCTGCCCAGTCCTCGTAAAGAGGATGGTTATTCGTACCGCTGGATTCGCAAAGCGATTCTGGGGCAATCGGATGATCGAAACATGATGTCCAAGCAGGATGAGGGATGGGTTCCGGTTAAACGGGAAGATCACTCAGAAATGCAATATCCCGGCAAGACTGATGGTCTGGTCGAGATTGGTGGGTTGGTTCTCTGCAAAACGCCAACGGAGTTTGTCGAACAGCGGAACGATTATGTCCGCAATCAAACAGACGCCCAGACGCGAGCCGTAGATTCCAACTTGATGAAGGAAAATGATCCTCGTATGCCTTTGTTCAGTGATCGAAAATCGACCACAAGTAAGGGCAGGCGAGATTAAGGAGTAAGTAATGCCTTATCCTACAGTAAGCGCCCCCTACGGCATGGTTCCCGTGAACCTGCTAGGTGGTCAGGTGTATGCTGGGCAAACCCGAGATATGCCGATTGGTCAAAACGAAACCACAGCCATTTATTTTGGCGATGTGGTGACGCTTGATAACAACGGCAATGTCACCAAGGTTACGACCACTGCCACTGCCACCACTATCGGTGTGTTCCTCGGCTGCACATATGTCGATCCCAACACCTCACAGCCCATCTTTAAACAGTACTACCCGGGCGCTGTGAACGTTGCTGGAATGAAGGCATATGTACAAGATGATCCCGATCAGTTGTACAAAGTTGCTGTGGTTTCCACTGGCACCACCATTGGTTTCCTTGGGCAATCCGCCGTCGGCAAGAACGTTTCTCTGGTGCAAAACACCGGAAGCGCGACTACCGGCAATTCCAAAAACGCCGTCCTGAATACGACTGACACAGAGACCACTCTGCCGATTCGTGTTGTGGACGTTGTGCCCGAGACCGCCATTGCTGGTTTCCCGGGTTCTTACACAGAGGTGATTGTCCGATTCAACTTCGGCATCTCCCTGTATGAGAATGCAACTGGAAGGAGTTGATAAATGGCTATCTCACGCGCACAACTACTGAAGGAACTTCTCCCCGGACTGAACGCTCTGTTCGGTCTGGAATATGAGGGGTACGAAGAAGAGCATAAAGCGATTTTCGAGACCGAATCTTCTGAGCGTTCTTTTGAAGAAGAGACGAAACTGTCCGGTTTCTCTGCCGCTCCTGTCAAAAACGAAGGCACCGCCATCGCTTATGACAATGCTCAGGAAGCATGGACTTCTCGTTATCAGCACGAAACCATTGCTCTTGGTTTCAGCCTGACGGAAGAGGCCATTGAGGACAACCTCTATGACTCTCTTTCGGCTCGCTACACCAAGGCACTGGCTCGCGCCATGTCGTACACCAAGCAGATCAAGGCTGCGAACGTCCTGAACAACGGCTTCTCGTCCACCTACACGGGTGGCGACGGCGTCGAACTGTTCTCGACCCTGCACCCTCTGGTTTCTGGTGGCGTGAACTCAAATGAGCCTGCCACTGCCGCCGACCTGAATGAGACCTCGCTTGAGGCCGCTGTCATTCAGATCGCTGCATGGACGGATGAGCGTGGTCTGCTGATCGCCGCCAAGCCCCGGAAACTGATTGTTCCTCCGAGCCTGATGTTCGTTGCAACCCGTCTGCTGGAGACCGAACTGCGCGTCTCCACAAACAACAACGACATCAACGCCCTGAAGAGCAACGGGTCGATCCCGGGTGGTTACACCGTTAACCACTTCCTGACCGACAACAATGCTTGGTTCCTGACCACGGACGTTCCCAACGGCCTGAAGCACTTCGTTCGTACCCCGCTCGCCACCTCAATGGATGGTGACTTCGATACGGGCAACGTGCGCTACAAGGCTCGCGAGCGTTACTCGTTTGGCTGGTCTGACCCGCTCGGCGTGTACGGCTCTCCCGGAGCGTAATCCGGGTAAAAAAGGGGGGAGGGTGAATGCCCTCCCCTTTTTTGTTTAAACGCAGTATGATGCTTCAGTCTAGGAAATACACTCTTACCGACCGGCCTAGCGGACTTTGTAGAGACGGTAAGAGGATGTGCTACAACACGAAAGGTTGATCATGGCAATCTCGACATTCGACGGCCCAGTCCGTTCGCTGAACGGTTTTTACGCCCAAGGCCCGGGCAACATCATTACCCTGACCTCCAGCACCACTCTCTCAGTGGCCGCTCACGCAGGCAAAACAATCAAGGTTGGCGGCACTCTGGCCTCCAACTTGGTCATTACCCTGCCTTCCATCAATACCGCAGCCAATGCGGCGTCTTCTGGCCCCGGCGCTGACCCGGATAATGCCAACAACCAAGGCGCAACATTCACCATTTGGGTGGACGCGACTGTTGCGACATCGTCCGTGAAAATCGGCACTGACGGCACCGACAAATTCGTTGGCTCCGTGCTTTCGATTGACTCCGATACCTCGGGCGCAATGGCCGGTTTTATCCCGGGCGCAACCAACGACTTCATTAACCTGAATGGAAGCACCACAGGTGGTGTCGTTGGCACTTGCATTCAAATCACTTCTCTGACCACAAACAAATATATGGTCAATGGCGTGATTGTTTGCACTAGCGTTCCTGCCACTCCGTTTGCTGACGCCTGATAGGAGGCTTTATGGCTTCCATGCAATATGACGTACTAGCGTCACTGTCCCGCACGACCACGGGACAGATGCAGGATCAGGGCGGCAATAACCTTGGGCGCTTGCGAATCAAGGCGGTTTACGGCACAGCCGGCGCTTCAGCCGGTTCTGTTGTATTTCGTGATGGCGGCGCATCTGGCCCGACCCTGATGACTGTTGACACTCCTGCTGCGGCAAACTCCGGGACTTTCTTTTTGATTATTCCCGGAGAAGGCATTTTGGCTGAAACTGATCTTCATGCCACGCTAACCAATACCGCATCGGTAATGGTGATCTACGGGTGATCCAATGCAATCAGAGGCTTCGTTTGACCTGCATGGCAAGAAATTGTTCATCGGGTTGCCCGCTTATGACTTCAAGGTCTCGGTAAAGTTAGCGATTGCGCTTGCCGAGTTTTGTGTCAAGGCACAGCAACACGGCATTCAGATTCAGATGTCCAATGTATCTGGATGCTCGGTGGTGTCGCGGGTTCGCAACATCATTGCGAATGAATTTCTTGAGTCCGACGCAGACCATCTTTTGATGGTTGATTCGGACATGACGTTTAAAGCAGACGATGTCATTCGCCTGCTTGCTTGGAGTCAATCCAAGCCAATCGTTGCGGGAGTGGGCGCGGCCCGTAAAAAAGAGAAGGTTTACTTCTCTTCGCTTGACCAAGACGAAAACGGCAACATCTTTATGGACAAGATGGGGCTGGTCAAGGTCAAGCGTGTCGGGACAGGATTTATCATGATCCAGCGCAAGGTCTTTGAGGCTTTGCGCGATGCGCATCCCGAGTGGAAGTACATGGATCACAACACGGGCAAGACGCTTCAGTCTTTCTTTGACTTCAAGTCAACCCCAGAGGGCTATGTTGGAGAAGATTACGTCTTCTGTGATCGCGCACATGAACATGGGTTTACTGCTTGGGTAGACCCGACGATTAAACTTGGTCACATGGGCGTCCATGAGTTTGATGGCGCTTTTGGCGAAGACTTTCTTTACCCTCTCTTGAAGCCTATGGAAGAGGAAAGGAAGGTTGCAAATGGTTAGCCCGGTCAAAAAATCCGAGGTTCCATGCAATAAGCCCCGTTCCACACCAACTCACCCCAAAAAATCACACGTTGTGAAAGCGTGCGAAGGCGGGAAAGAAAAGGTGATTAGGTTTGGAGAGCAGGGCAAGAAGGTCGGAACAGTATCCGGAACCGCTGGAAAGCCAAGGGCAGGCGAGTCGGATCGCATGAAAGCCAAGAGGAAATCGTTTAAAGCACGACACGCCAAAAATATTGCCAAGGGCAAGATGAGCGCGGCGTACTGGGCAGATAAGGTGAAATGGTAATGGAGATGATGGTATGGAATGTGGTGCTGACCGCCATCGTTGCTTTGCTGGGGTTTATGTTGAAAGAGAAGTTTGCTGAATTAAACCGACTGAGCATTCTCCTGAACAAAACCAGAGAAGAGGTGGCCCGTGATCACATCACTCGCGCAGAAGTGCATCGCGATATGCAGCAAATCATGGAAAGGTTTGATGCAGGCATTGCTCGACTTGAAGCAAAAATTGACGATCTTCGTAAAGAACAAAGGGCATAAGGAGTAATCATGGGACTTAAGATCGAAGACCTCTCCCCCCTCGCCGCAATCATGTCCGGCAAGGGCGCAATTGGCGAACTGTCCCGTAAGGGGATGCTTGGCCTTGCCCCTTATGCGATCTCTAGCAATGCCTACAATGACGCAGAAGAAGAGCGTCAAAAGGCCGAGGCGGCACAAAAGCCAAAAGGCATGAAACGTGGCGGCGCAGTCAAGAAGAAGGCTGGCGGTTACGTTAAAAGCGCAGATGGCTGTGCCAAGAAAGGCAAGACCAAGGGTCGCTTTGTATGAACAAGGGTTCAGCCAAAGTTTCCAAGGTCATGAAAGAGTTTAAATCCGGAGACTTGAAATCGTCTTCTGGATCAAAAGTCACAAGCCCAAAGCAAGCCATTGCTATTGCGCTCAGTGAGTCAGGTCAATCCAAACCCAAACTTAAAGAGGGCGGCGAAATGAAAGAGTCCAAGGCAATGATGAAGAAAGAAGTCGGCTTCATGAAAAAGAAAGGCGCTCCTGCTGCAATGATCAAGCATGAGCAGGCCGAAATGGCTGGCATGAAAAAAGGCGGCAAGGTTAAAAAATACGCCGCAGGCGGTCTTGCAGCCGGTCACAAATCAGCCGATGGGATTGCCATGAAAGGCAAAACCAAAACCAAGAGCGTTGCCATGAAACGTGGCGGTATGACTAAGGCCTGCTGATCATGATGCCGTCGCGTGGCATGGGGATTGTCAATCCCAAAAAGATTAAGACAATCAAGAAACGTGACGGCGACGAGCCGGTCAAGATGTTTAAACAGGGTGGTGAGTCCCGTGTAAACGAGGCGGGCAACTACACCAAGCCGGGTATGCGAAAGCGCCTGTTTGAACAAATCAAGTCTGGCGGCAAGGGTGGGTCTCCGGGGCAGTGGAGCGCGAGAAAAGCGCAGATGCTCGCCTTGAAGTACAAGAGTTCTGGCGGCGGGTATAAGTGATTGACTAAATGGAACTGCCAAAGTTCACGCCTGTTGTGCAGTTTGCGACTGCGTCTTTTGCGCTTGTGGTCGGCGGCTATAGCGCCGGGGACAAACTCGGCTGGTTCCCCAACCCAATCCTTGAATGGTCTCCGGAGCATTTCATGATCCCCCCGGCACAGATCGGCCAGCCAGTAACGGTGACCGTTGCCCGGATCAAGAAAAGGGATGACTGTTCAGTCGAGGCGTTTATCCCGAATGTCAGGGACGCCGCAGGCATGATTCACGATGCCGTGCCTTCAAACAGCAAGTTCACCGGGCCTGCAAGCAATCAAGCAGAGAAGTTTACTTACCAATTGCGCATCAGCGACAAAGAGCCGATTGCACCCGGCAAGGCAACGCTGACTGCTATTGTTAAATACAAATGCCCAGAAGGTGAGCGAGTAGTCACTTACCCAAATCATCCAAATTTGACCTTTATGTTGGAGCGTTCATGAAAAAGCCCCAGCAAAGCCTCAAAGATTGGACTGCTCAAAAGTGGCGTACAAAAAGCGGCAAACCCTCCACTCAAGGCTCATCCGCAACGGGCGAGAGATACTTGCCAGAAAAGGCCATTAAAGCCTTGTCTCCGGCAGAGTATGCGTCCACAACAAGAGCAAAGAGGGCCGGAAAGGCCTCTGGTAAGCAGTTTGTTGCGCAGCCAAAAGCAATCGCCAAAAAAGTTGCCGGATACAGGAAGTCAACATGACAACGTCAGGAACGGCATCATTTAACCTAGACCTCAACAATATTGTTGAAGAGGCGTTTGAACGCTGCGGCAAGGAACTGCGCAGCGGCTACGACTTGCGAACCGCCCGACGAAGCCTGAATCTTTTGACGGTTGAGTGGGCAAACCGTGGCGTCAATCTCTGGACAATTGAGCAAGGCTCCATTCCTCTGGTTGAAGGCCAGATTGCATATGAACTGCCGGTTGATACCATTGATTTGTTGGAGCACATTGTTCGGACTGGCACCGATCAGAACCAACAAGACCTGACAATCACCAGAATCAGCGTATCCACATACGCCACAATTCCAAACAAAAACGCTCAGGGTCGCCCAATTCAGGTTTGGGTTAATCGACAATCTGGCGCTACATACCCGTCTGGCGGCAGGCCAGCAGGCACAAACACAACCACTGGC